ACAAAAACAGAAACCCCAAGTGCCCGCACAGGTTGTGTCGGATGAACTTTTTAACGAAATAAAGCTGTGGGTTGCCCAGCAAGCTGCAAAAGGCTTAAGCGCACGGGGTATACGCAGGGCAGTGAAACAGAAATGGAATATTGACTATAAAATGTAAACGAAATGGAAACAGCTGAAAAATTTGAAGCATGGGCAATTATTGAACTCTTTGGCCACAACCAGATTGCTGGCCGCTGCACCGAGCAGAACATTGCAGGTACAAACATGTTGCGGGTTGATGTACCCGAAACAGAAAGCCACCCGCCTTTTACCCGTTTTCTGGGCAGTGGTGCAATTTATGCCATTAACCCAATTACCGAGGAAATTGCAAAGCACTGGGCTGCCAGCTTAAATGTTGCACCAGTACAGGCATGGGACATACGCCAGTACATGGCAAAGGTTGAAAAAGCATTGACAGCCAAAAATGATGACCAAGAATAAACAGCGGCCACAGGCCAACGCCGAGGATGATGCTGATTACAGGGCAAAACACTGGGCAGATAAATGCAAGTGCCAAACATGCTACGATACTGGCATTATTCCAGACAGTTACCCAGACCAACCTTGCCCAGATTGCACCACTTTGTTTGGCTCACAAAAAGGGTAGTGTTTGCAGATTAACAAAATTTGGCTCAACTTTACACGGATTACACACCTATAAAAAAGCCATGGCACAGGAGTACACAATAGATGAAAGGCTTGAATTTATACCCATTTTCCGCAGCAATGCCACCGATGTAAGCCGTGCCTGCAAGGCGTTTGGCATAAGCCGCACAGCATTTTATGAGTGGTATAACAATACGGAAGACCACCGCTTTAGGGATGCAGTGGAGGAGTGCAGGGAGGAGATGAAGGATTTTGGCGAAAGCCAGCTGCTTACGCTAATGAAGGGCATACCCAAGACAGATGCCACAGGTAAACTGATTGGGTGGACGAGCAGGCCAGACACGGCCTGCATTATTTTTTATAACAAGACCAAGAACAAAGACCGTGGCTATGACGAGCGCACAGTGATAAAGCGTGAGGGTGAGCTGCCATGGGACATTACGGTACAGGTCAGCACGCCCGAAGAGGCCAGAATGCTTAAGGACTTTTTGAACGCCGAAAAAGACAAAGATGCCGAACCTAAGTAAGACCTTTTTCAAAAACCTTGAAGCGTACCAGCGTGGCGAACCGTTGATCATCAACCAAGGCGGGCAGGGCAGCAGCAAAACATACAGCATACTTCAACTGCTTTACCTGCTGGCACGGCGCAGCAAAAATGGCCTGCGTATATGGGTGGTCAGTTACGCACTGCCACATTTGAAGTCTGGGGCGATGGCCGACTTTGACCGCATACTGCAAAGCTTTGGTGAGATACCCTCACTGATGAAAAACATATCAACCAGCACGTATTACATAGGAAACTCCACCGTGGTATTTTTTGGGGTCGAAGGCAACATTGCCATGGCACACGGCACACGCAGGGACATACTGTACATAAACGAATGTAACCGCAAGATCACATACGAAGTATACGACCAGCTGGCCAGCCGTACACAGGGCACTGTGTTTGTCGATTTCAACCCCGACCAAGAATTCTGGCTATACACCAAGGTAATGCCCAACTTCAAACACTTCGTAATCGTCAGCACGTACGTTGACAACCCGTGGCTGCCAGAAAGCGAGCGGTTTAACATAGAACAGAAAAAGGACAAAGCAGGCTTTGAGAACTGGTGGAAGGTTTACGGGCTGGGGCAGCTGGGCAAGCTGGAGGGGTGTATCTTTCCCAACTGGTCGTATGGCGCATGGCCAGCAGGCAAGGCGTATGGGCATGGGCTGGACTTCGGTTTCAATGCACCCGATGCACTGGTGCGTATGGTGGTGGATGACAAGGGGCTGAAGGTGTACTGGGACGAGAGGATATACAAAAGCGGCAACAGCACCGAGGACTTGCGCACGCTGATTGGCAACCACTGCAAGCGGCACGATCTGATAATTGCCGATAGTGCAGACGCCCGTATGATAAAGGATTTGGGCAAAAACTTCAACATCAAACGTACCAACAAAGCAAAGGATGGCTGGTCAGTTCCCGAGGCTCTTAAGATCATGCAGGGGTATGAGTTTATCGTCACTGAGGACAGCGCCAACTTGGCCAAGGAATTCAACCAGTATATCTGGTCAGACAAAAAGGCTGGCATACCGATAGACGCCTTCAACCACCTCATAGATGCAGGGCGGTACTATTTCCAATACACACAAACAGGCGGTGGAGGCGTTGACCAATGGCATGGATAAAAACAGCGATTGTAAAACTGCAAGCTGCCAAGGCTGTACTGCTGGCAGGCGGCATTGTACCTGTGCGCAAATTAACGCTGTGGCATGTGTTGTTTGAGCCCGAAAGGTATGCAGGCGTGGTGGAAGATTTGGGCAAACTGCCAGTGCCACTGGTGTTACGGGTTGGCAGGCGCACAATGGCAGTGCCACAGGACTTGGAGGAGTTTAGTGCAGGCATTTGTTACGGCCAAAAGCTGTACCTGCTTACCGAGGAGCCGTTTGATGTGGGTGTTATACTGCGGTACGTGGCTGGATATTTTTACCCCATATATACTGGAAAGCGTTGGGACGAAAGCAAAGCGTTGCTGTTTGGAAAAAAGATTCTATCTTCGTCCGTGGTTACCCTTTACCCCGTGGCCATACACCTTGTAAGCCTTATGGAACAGCTGGCAAAACGTGAACACACCCTGTTACACCGTGAGCCCACCCAAGAGGAGAGGGCTGCTGGCGTTGAAACGCTTAACAAGTTTGCTGCCCTTACATCACTGATATTTTTACAGGAACAATTCCACTGCACACCCGAGCAGGTAATGCTTTTGCCATACGATGATTGCTTGGTGAGGTTTATGCTGGCCAAGGAGGAGGGTGCGTATAGGGAACGGCTGATGGCAATAATGAACAAACCAAAAACGGCAACGAAATGATACGTACACAACTGACAACAGCCCTCACGGCAGCAGGCTGCACCCGCATACTGTATGAAAGCGCACAGCTGGCCAACATTGCAGCTGACCAAATAAAGAGCGGCGAGGTGGTGGGTATAATACTTGAGCCAGACACCATTACGTTTGAACCCAGCGGCAACAGCCACAGGGAACATTACCCGCCCACCATGGTTGAAATAGTGCGGCAGGTAAGGGTTGAGGACTTGGCAATACACAACGAGGCTGTACTTGAAAACTTATTAACCACTTGCAAGGCATTTATCAACAGCCTTGTTAGGTCGGGCAGTTTCCAAAAGGTTGGCAGCATACCCGCCACCAAGATTACGGAAAAGCGTTATGATGCTGGCTGCATAGGCTGGGCACTGGCACTGGATATTATACCAGTGTTAAACGAAAAAAAGTGTTAAGCCGTGGCATACCCAGACCTTAAGCCCCAGCTTGACCGCATGGTGCAAACCATTGCAACCCGCACGATGTACAGCGGCAACAAAATACCCACCAGTATTATGAACACGATTAAAGTGGAAATGCACGCCACGGGTGGTGGTGGCGTAACTGCGCCATTTTGGTTGGGCGTATTGCAGCGTGGCCGTGGGGCACGTAAGAGTACAACCGACAGCGGGCTGTGGAAGAAAATATACGGCTGGATGGAAAAGCGCAACATGTTTAAGGCACGTACGGCAGAGGGTAAAATTGCAGAGGCCAAGGGCATGACGTGGTACATAAACAAGTACGGCAATAAGCAGTTCCGTGCCAAGGCATTTGTGGATATTTACGAACAGGCACGGCAGCAGTGCGAAAAGGAAGTTATGGCCGAGTACGGCCTTGCCATCAATAAGATAACCAAGGACATACTATGAAAAAAGACAAAGGCATTTACGCATACCTTACCAGCCGCAACATATTTAAGGTCAGCGGTGTACATACATTCCATGAATCAAGTTATTACAAACGCCAGCTTAAGGCTGAGGACAGAAACCGTGCGGAACACCCACGCAAAAAAGCCAGTAAAAAATGATAACACTTATAAGCGACCCATCGTACTCTATTGGCAGCCCAGCAGTTATAAGCCGTTGGCTGGCCAGTGAGTGCCCAAATAATTTTAGGCTGTGGCGGCGTGACTTTGCGCCCAGTGCCACAACACAAGAGGGGTTGAGCCCCTTTGTTTTTGGTATTGACTTTGCCACGCCCTTTACGGGCAACGTGGGTGATGCCATTGCGTGCCATGATGCCACTACGGGTGCAATGTTTGTGGGCACAGTGGTAAGCATGGCCAGCCCAGCCACGGCAATAGTTACAGACATACCATGGGTGGCGGGCGCTGTTATAGATTATGTAAATGATAACACACTGTATGGCGGGTATTACTTTGAGGGGCGGCTTACGGTTAACGGTGTTGTGCAGGCGCTTACGGTAATTGCCAGCCCAGATACAAAGGGTAAGGCCAATGTGGACGTAAGCGGTGTGCTACGCATTATGACGGCACTTGGTAAGACAGGTGATTACAGTGTGCTTATTGCTGCCGAACCTACCAAGGGCGGCACTTTTACTTTTGCATATAGGGGCTGCTGGTATGGCAGTGCCGAGGCGTATACGGAGGAAACAAACGTATGGTATTACGTGGAGGCGGTACGGAGTGCAGAGCAGGGCAGCAACATGTATGACTTTGTGCCCAGCGAGGCACAGGACGCCCCGTTTTTAAATGCCTTTGCACAGCCCGTTTTCTTTACTGGCTTGCCCTTTGACCTTTCGTTTATACTGCCCAAGCTGGCAGGCAGCCCAGCACCCGACCTTACGGTAACCGTAAAGCGGTATGATGCCAACAATACAGAACTAAGCAGCACCGTAACCATTGTAAGCGCAGCGGCTTATGAGGGCAAAGTGTGCAGCTTGCGCATTGACCCTGCAACAATAGAGGCCACGGCAGCATATATGACAGCAGAAATTACAACGCCATGAGCAGCAATACGTACGCACTTGCACGCATACCGATAGTGGAAAGGCCACGGGGGTATTACCTGCGCTGGTATTACAACGGCTGGCATTACTGGCAATTTTTTGCTGGGCAGCTGGGGGTAAACAGTGATGGCGAAAAGTACCGCACGTATGGTACACGTACGCTGGCCATTAACAGCGGGCAATTA